CGGGAGAACTCCTGGCCTCATCCTTAACAAACTCGGGGAACGGCGGCGGGTCCATCTTCATGGGGTCAGTCATTTGACTTGTCCTCGGAAAGAGCAATATCCAGCAGGCTCTCCAGATCATCGTAGGTTTCGAGCGCGCAGTCGGCGCAAATAGCGCAGCCATCAGCATCGCGCCCATTGCATGGGCCGCCGCATTCCTCGCAAATCAAAAGCCGATCAGTCATTTCACTTCTCCGGGTTGAGGGCGGCTTTTGCCTCTTCGATGCGGCTGATCGCGGCCTGTAATTTGCTGGTACGGCCTGTCATGGTCTGCCGAATGCACTCGATGGCAGCATCTAAGGCTGCCACTGGCGGAGAAATGAGAGCCGCTATTCTTGCGGCGGCCTCCTTAGCGCCAATGATTGCTGGGTGATAATCGGTCGGATGGTGCCGACCGAGATACAATTCTTCCTCTAGTATCGCGAGGATTGATTGTGCGGTCATGGGCAATGTCCGATCATCTGTCATCGTTCTCTCCCTGCTTCTCGAATGCTTCCATCAAATCGGCGCCATCGGGTGATGGTTCGGGGCTTGCGTATGCCATTGTGACGGTCCTGGATGCGCTTTGTCTTGGCGATCAACGGCACGTCATGCTTGCGCGTTTTTTCGTTGTGGCAGGCATGGCAGAGCACCTTGCAATTCTCCAACGTCGGTTCGCCACCAAGACCGTCTGCGATGTCGTGGTCAAAATGAAACTTGACGCCGAACAACGCACCACAAGCTTCGTTCTCACACTTGCCGGCGGCGCGTTTGAGGGCGTCTCGCTTGACCTGCTTGGAGAATTCGCGCCTCATGCTACCAGCTCCAATTCACGGAACTTGACGCCCTGTTCGGTTCCGAATGCGATGATGAGTTCAATGAGGTCGGACATCTCCTCTTTGGTCATCTGCGACGTTCGCATGCCGAGCGGTACAAACGTTCCGGGGTCAATGCCGGGAACAAGGTGGTAGCGGCGCAACGATGCGCTGCAGAGGTCTTTGAAATCTTCTGCGGTCAACTTCTGCCCGTGCCAAGTGACCTGCTTCGCGATCTGCCCAAGCAGGCTCCACATCATGGCGTTGGCGTCATTCGAGCGGCGCGCGGAACGAAACTCCACAGTCGTTCCAACCTCGACATTCTGAGCCCATCGGCCGATGAGGTTGCGGTCAGCCTGCGTTTTGATTTCGACTGTGTTGCGCGGCATCAGGCAGCCTCTCTAACGGGGATGCGTTTGAACATCTTGTGGATCGACCCAACCGGCGTGCTCAGAGCTACATCAATGGGCCAGTTGCGGTCTTGGATGCGCTTCACGATCGGACGGTATCGCAATCCCTTGCGCCTGCAATATTCCTTCAGAGTAACGCGCTCGCCATCGCAATCGACGTAGATGCAGTTTCGTCGGTTGCTATTCTGCTCTTTGCGCGTTGCCCATCGGCAATTGTTTGGTTCGTAATTGCCGTCATTGTTCTCACGGTCCAACATTCCACTTTCGGGGCGTGGACCCATATCTGATTTGAAGTTGTCAAACGTGCGCCAGCGCTCGCAGACCTGTATTCCTCTGCCTCCATAGTTCTTAAAAGAAGCGTGGTTAGGATTGGTGCAGCGACCGATCATGTCACCCCAAACCCAATACAGCCTAGATCTGCTTTTCATGAGGTCTCCGCGAGGCCGTACAGACTGTTAAGCTCTGATAGTTTTATCGCCATCTCCAACAGGAAACTAGCAACTTCAGACTCAAGTTCTTTGATTTTCCCATCGTCGCGCTCAACCCTCTTAATAAACAGCCTCATATTTTCAGGCATGCGTGGGTCATACGAAACGAAGTCACACCATTGGCGACCTGTGCATGCCATTTGAAACTGAATTTGCGTGATGTACTTTCCTGGTACTGACTGTCCGAGAAGTGTTTCAAGGTGAGTAGCTGTGTTGGGCGCCTTGATCTCGACAAGCCCCGTGTTTCCGACAAGCCCGTCCGGCGAACATCCAGCCTGATCAATCTTCGGATGGGGCACGAACGCAACCTGATCGACCGTCACACCCTGGTAGAACTCGTATGCGCTGCGGGCCTCGGGCTCGGTCTCGGTCCCATGGGTCATGGCAGCGTTCTGGTATGTTTCGGTCGGAACGCCGGTCAGGCGCTCTGCTATCAGGGCAGCCATGTAGTTTGCGCGGCCGGCGCCATAGCCGGTCTTGGTGCGGGCAACCACGTCAGCAACGCGCGAGGCAGTAACCCTGCCGAGCCGCATGGCCTTCCATTCGTCAGAGCCTTGAACGATTTCCTCAGTCATTTTGCCCTCTTGCGGTTAAGGGCAATCTTGGCCCGGTTGAAATCTTTTGCGGGCATCATCGCAATGCCTTCGATCTTGAAGTATTCGCAGAATGCCCGCTTATCGGCGCCGACTTCATCTGCCAGTGCAATCAACTCGGCGGCCTGATCCTCTGAGATGACCCCGCCAGCGCCTGCAGCCTTCCCGTCGTCATCATCCGCCGCAGCAAGCCCCAGCATCTGCACGAGAGAATACCGCTGTAGGTAGCTCAACGTGCTTCCGATAGCCTGGATCGCGTTTTTCGATCCCGATGTGTCTGCCGGTCCGGATAGCGTGGTTTCCTCGCTATGCCCTGCCTTGTGTGATAGAATACATGTGACGCTGATGCGCTCGCCCTGCGCCGTCCGGAAGCGGTATGACAGTCCGAACTCGCTCAAGATGGGATCGACGACCTTGGCAATCGCTGCGAAGTTTGCATACCGCTTACTGTTGTGCCCCGTGGCGTTCCGCTCGATCGGGGGAATCTTCGCCTTGGCGGCAGAGATTGCCTCGTCAAACGCCTTGCGGGCGTGGTTGGCCTCCCAACGATCCTGGAGCGACATCAGCTTTTCGGCCAGCTCAATGTTGCCGGCGGCGACGGCGCTCTCCAAAAGGCTCATAGGCGTTGCAGCGGCTACGGCTCGCGGCTGCTGTTCGATCTTCTCAACGGCTTGCATCGGTTTCCCTCAGTATTCGATTGAAATGTGCGGAATCTCGCCTCGTGCTATGGCGGCGATCACAGCTTTGCCAAGCTCAGCCTCGACTCCAAAAGACGTAAGAGCGGCCAACGCCTCGTTATTGATCTTGGCTCGGTGCTTCTTGTCGGTCTCGCGCTTGGCAGTCTCAGCGGCCACCGCGGCAGCCTCGTCGGCCACGCGCTTTCGCTCAGCTTCGATGGCGGCTAGCCGATTGCGCTCTGCAGCCTCGGCGGCATCCTTCGCATCCCGCTCGGCTTTCGCAGCCGCAGCAACGCGATCCGCTTCAGCCTTTTCGGCACGAGCGATTGCTTCCGCCTTCTCCTGCTCGACACGCTTGCGCTCAGCATCAGCCTTCGCAGCGACCTCCTCGGCCTCGCGCCTGGCTTTAATCTCAGCTTCGATGCGCGCCTTCTCTGCAGCCTCGGTGGCGATCCGATCATCCCGTTCTTTCTGTTCACGGGCGAACTGCTCCGCGCGCAGCCGGGCCAATTCGGCGGCCTCGGCCTCTCGCTTCTCGGCGAGGGCCAGCGCGGCTGTCAGACTATCAAGGCTAGACTTCAGCGCCTCAGCGGCGCGCTTGCCGAACTCCTGCCAATCCCGAACCGGCAATTCTGACAGCGCTACAATCCGAAGCTTGATGCTTTCCGCCGTCGGCTGCGGGTCAACCATGCTGCCCATCTGCACAATGGCAGCGAGCGCCTCCTCGTGCCCAGCAATACGATCCTTTTCCGCGTTCTCCCAGTCGGTAAGTGGCTTGCGGACTTCATCCTTGAGCGCGTCCAAACGATCGCGGATAATGCGACGGTCTGCGTCGATCTTTCCGGCCTGCGCTTTGATGTCGGCGACAAGGTTCTTACCCATATCGTCAAGCGCGGTCTTGGATCGCGCTACCTTGTAGGCAAGGGACGCGATTTCTTTGCGTCCGGCGTCAGTCGAAATATCGGTCTTGATGGCCCGGACTTCGGTCTCAAGCTTGGAGACGATAGCTTCAACGCCGCCGGGGACGAACACAGTCGCAGGGGTGAGTGTATCGATGGTGACGAGAGCGTTCATTCTTCCCTCCAAAGCACGGTAAGCACTGTCATTGTTGATGCGTATTCTGGATCAGCCATGGCTTGATCAAGCAGCGCCTTGAAGGCGAGGGCGTTGGTTTCTGGCAACGCCATGTAGGCTTCGAAGTCGGAGAGGTCGTCGGTCATCACAGGTTCTTCTCGATGTAGTCGGCGATTTGCTTGAACGTATTGCCGCTGTCGTTCATGTCCATCAGCGGATCTACGATGTTGTCGCTCAGCCCGTTCGGCGCCTTCAGGGCTGCGGGGAGATATTGCTGATTATAATTTTCCCCGATCACATATTGATGCAGATGCGGGCGAGCGGAGGCCCGCTCGACTGGCTCCCATCGACCAGCGCCAGAAATGTCGCAGAGAACACCAAGGCAACAGAAGGAATCGCCGTCCCTCAACGTGCCCGTGGTCTGCTGATAGTCACCACTACGCAGCGCCTCGACCCACTTCGCTTTCAGTTGTGCGTCCATATTATGCTGCCCTCGCTTGAGCTTCCGCTTCGTCGATCAGTTCGAACGTCACGTCATCGACCAGCCCATCTTCAACGTGATGGATGAGCTTCACGTTCTTGTATTCGCCGGACTTGAGACGTGAGATGACTTCCGAGCGGGTGATTTCCGGATCAACAACGGCTTCCAATCCGCGGCGGCCGTAGTCGATGAAAACGACGTAGTAGCTGTGAGACGTGCGGGTCATTGTCTCTCGCTCCGGTTGGCGCTACGCGCGGAATTTGCTGCCTGCGCTGCGGTCCTTTTTCGTGCGGATGCCGCGAGCTACTGCGTCAGGCACGATGCGCGACTGCGTGATGAAATACGGATGCACCGCTCGCTCAGCGTGAGACAGGGCGCCGCCGGTGGCTCTGGTCGGATATTTCATTCGAGCGAATGCACGATTGCGGCGGTCATTCTTGCGGCCCGGGAAGTTCTTCGGTTTCATTGTCTCTCGCTCCGGTTGGGGTTAGGCGTCAGTCCCGGACGCGCATTTCAGCGGTGACATTCATGGTCACGCCGTAGCCGTCAGCCGCCCGCTTGATGAAGGTGTCGGTCAGAGACATGGCGATCGACTTCACGTTCTTGGAAAGCTGAGCTTCTATCTGCTTGGTGATAGCGGGGCGGAGTTGTTCAACCTTGGCGGTCACGGCATCAATAGCCGCCTTTCGGATAAGGTCGCGAGCAAGCCATTCGACAAACGGAATGCCGCCGCTGTATCGTTCCTTGTTGCCGCTGTTATCGACCTTCTCGGCCAGCGCGGCGGCGACGATGCCCTGAATGGCGGCGTCTGCACCGACAAGGCTTTCCGTCAATTTGGCCGCGATCGCTTCGCGGGCCATGCCGGCAAAATCAACGCCGGGCATTTCGATGTTCAGGCTGGCCTTGTTCTGAGCTGTAGTCATTTGCTTCCCCATCGTGCGGCTTTCGCCGGGTGATTTCGATGGACACATCTAAGCAAAACTGAAAAACAAAGTCAACTGAAAAAAAGAGTTTGACTTAACTTTTTTCTGGGCTACATTTGTGGCATGGCAAGCGAAGCACTGGATCGATACTTTAAACAAGAGCGCGGGCGCCGCAAGCGGCTGGCTGTCGCTCTCGGTATTCACCCTTCGGCGGTCTCCATGTGGAGCCGCGTACCTGGCGAACGCCTTGGCGATGTATCCCGTATCACCGGGATACCGATGCAAGAATTACGCCCGGATATTTTTGCGGATGCGAGGAAGAAGAAATGAGTTTCGTTATGGGTGGTAGCTCAGTGGTAGAGCAGGACGCTGTTAACGTCTTGGTCGCAGGTTCGAGTCCTGCCCTCCCAGCCAGTTCTGCTCACCAGCCCGAGCAGAATGCGGCCACCGCAAACATCGCCCCCTCCCGGCCTGCGGTGGCCGCAACAATTCACGGAGCGCAGGCATGAGTGACAAGCTTTACAAGTTTGGTGACAGCGTTCGTTCGATTGCTGTTGGAGATCGTCCCGCGTTTGTCGGGGTAATCGCATACGTAGGGCATTCATATTACCACGTTCGGGATGAAGACGGGAATTATTGGCATCGAAGCGGCCATGAGTTGAAGCCTTCCGCAGACGGAGCGCAGGCATGACCGACATTGCCATAGCAGTTGCCCGTCGCATTCGACCGTACACGCGCTGGTACGATTGGATCTTGCTCTGCCTTGCATTCTGGTTTGGCGTTTGGAGCCTCTTCCATGGCTGATCACTGGCGAACCCAGCGCGCCTCGCGTGAATACGTGAACCGGTATTTCCCTCCGCAGTCGATTCTAGCCGAGCCCGCGAGCACGCCGAATGAACGCTCGCAATTCGTTCAAGCAGCGATCAATTGCGCGGCACTTCTGGTGGCGTTCCTGTTCCTGGCCGTAACCGGATTTAGCATCCCTGGAGCTATATTCCTTTTGTTTGTCGGGGGTTAGGCAATGTCTTCTGGTGTCCGGGCTTTGGAGGGGAAGTCATGACTCTGACAGAGTACCTTGACGGAATGCTGACCGCTAACTCGGCACAATCGCTCCAAGATGCAATTACATGCGGGTTCAAGCACCCGTTCAGCGGCCCGACTTGGAGCCGCATTTGCAAGGTTCGCATCGAGGCCGGATTACGTATCTGCAATGCCTCTCCACATGCGCGATTTGTGCCGCGCTTTGGTCGAGGCCGACAGCTTGAAGTCTGTGGCGAAACTTACCGTGTCGGACGTGGGCAAAATTCGACAGGCGTCCGCTATTGCTGGCACTATGCCAAAAAGTTCGCGGTCGAGACTTTGCAGCGCAATGGCATCGGCATACGCGCATCGCATCAGGTGTGGGATACGGCATTTGATTATCCGCATCGCACTCTTGGCATCTTGGATGAGTTCTTTGCCGGGAAACTCCGTGATCCACGCTTGAATCGGCTGATCT